GCAATAAGTATCTGAACCGTCCGGTTTAAAAATCATTGTTTCAAATACGAGAGGAGGACCATCAAAATAATTATGGTCAGTACCAAGCCAAACAGTTGAAACGCGACAACCATTTATTGTATTGTCTGCGACTTGTCTATCTTCGCTTTCAAATTGTCTCGCCCATGTCATTAAATCACATGGTCTATATGTATGATCTGGATTTAAAAAATAATGTCTGCTTTTCATTCGTTTACCTTGGCATCGTGATTTTAATATAATTTTCATTTGAAATTTACAGGACGCATAGAGCCTAAATTACGTTTAATTCCATCCAAGACTTTTTGATAAGAATCAGCAACAATGTGCATGATTTCTGTGGCACTTACTTCGTGGTGACCTGTTTGCAGATAAGCATCGATATTTTTAATGGCTAGATTAATCATGTTAAACATGGAAATTTCCATGAAGTCGTGAATGCCACCACGTTTAGCATGATCGAATTTTGCTAAAAAATCCTTTAGAAATTGATGTGCATCTAGCACTTGGTCAAGTGGTGTAATTTGTGTAGAGCCATTTGCTTTGCTTAAATCATTCATTTTTTATTTTCTCTCATGTTAATTAATTCTTTTCTCTTAGCTTCAATTAATTCTTGAGTTACTTCACCATACTTTAACTTTTTATTTTTTGATAAGAGATGTTTTACATATCTATCTGATAAATTTTCCACTTGTTTTTTATTAACTTTTTTATCTAATTTTCTTTTATTGGAGCTATTCAGTTTTTTTGTAGCATGATAATGTTCTCTACGCATTTCACGCATTTGTTCTTTGTTCTTTTTTCGGTAGAGTCTATTTTTTTCATCTATTTTTTCCTTGTTCTTAATGTAGTATTTTTTGTGAAGTTCTCTCATGCAAAACTTACATCTGTATGCTTGACTTCCGCTTTTATTTTTACCTTTCTTAATTAAATTATCTTGTGTTAATGGTCCGTGACTTGTACATTTAATATCTGTTAAATGGTTCTTGTGACATTCTATTCCATTCATCTAATTGCCATTGCGCCTCTGATTGGGAAGTAAAAAGTTTGCTTTCGTCTATATATCCAATAACATCACTAATGCAATAACGAGGATGCTTATCAATAATATCGATACCATTGATAAGGTGGTAACTGACCCGATTGTCTCGTTCATTAGCATAATAGACCTCATCACCTGCTTTAAATTTAAAAGTTTTCATTAACTCAAAATATTTTGGGTCGCTTGGAGGAAGTATTTTTGCCATAGGATTTAAAGTCCTCTTTAGATGAGGATTTTTTACGGCAACATCACTTCCAACTCTGGTCAAATAGTCATACACCATTTGAATATTACTCTGTCTATCAGCAAGAACTTTTAATTTTCCTTCTAGCTGTTGAAACATCATTTTGTATTGACTAGCGACAGCTTCACAATATTCGATACGTCGTTTTAATGAATCAATTTCTGATTCATGTTGTTTTTTTAGCTCAACCAAATCTGTCATTCTTTTACTTCCTGATAGACTCCCCAATCATCAGCCTCTAAAGATTCAGGCGTTAAATTAATGCTTGTTTTAAATTCTTTTAACGTTTTGCAAGATGACACGAGGCGCATAATGCTACCGTTTTCTCTCCACGCATCACGGGCGAGATATTGTGTTGGTCCACATACATTCAAAGCTTCTTCGAGTTTCATTTAAACATTCCTTTAATCTTTTCAATAATTCGATGTAATAAAATTGGTTTTCTATGTTGACGCTCCCAAACTCCTCTAAATTTACAACACGGACATTCCCACGGAATAAATAAAGCGTCATTTTCATATTCGCAAGAAATATCGACTTTATGGCTACGCTGACCCATACACCACGGACATATAAAATTTAAGGTTTTCATTTGTGACAAATCTTATTAAATTTACACATTTTGCAAAGATACCAAAGCGGTGACCCATTAATTTTAGGAGGTGCCACTTTTGCATTTGCAACCATCAACGCTTTTTCTTGAAGCTTTTTATAAAACGCTTCGTCAAAAGTAACTAATTCATCGGAAATATCACTATTATCCTTGTTTAGTACAAGTATATATGCACTATGAATACCACTCATGCCCATGTAAGATTGTATTTGCGCATAATACTGTGGGTTCCAAGTACGTAAACCTTTTTTGACAAAGATATTAAAGCTAGCGTCTTTTGCAGTTTTGATTTCGATAATCGCAAATGGTTTTCCTTTCTTCATCCAGACAGAATCAAGATGGCCTTTGAAAAATGGCATATCATTAGCGGCAAGATCAGGCCATGTGCGAATAACTTCAACGCCTGCCTCAACCAACCAATCCAATATCAAGCCTTCAAGATGCCGACCAATCGCCCATGTGCGACGCGTTTTTGTAGGTACCTCCTCAGCTTCATAACTTTTAAACTCGTACCAGATTTGGCGCAAACATTCTGCGCCAATTCCTGATGCCCCAATGTAATCCCGGGTGCGTTTATCATCCCGGGACTGCATCTTTTCTATCTTCTTACTTAATACATTTTTGCTCACATCTACACCTTATTGTATAAATATTGGGCGTTAAAAAGGGACGTCATCCAATGGGTCAGGTGCCGAATTGTTAAATGGACTGTCCGATGGAATGCTGCTCGAAGAATAGCTACTAACGGCAGTCTGAGCAACGATGGATAAGCCCACACCAGTTTCAGATTTAAATCCTTGTGACGGATGAACTTCTGCAACCCAGTTGTATTGTTTACCTTTATCATTTGGTGCTGTTTCACGAATCTTGATACCGGCAATCTTGCCACTAAAAGAGGCGAGGTCTTGGTCGGTAGGTGGATTGGAATGCTTAGGTTTTACTTTAAATAATTCATATAAAAGCTTGAGCATGTTCAGCGCACGATGACGTGTTTTCATCGGGTCTTTATCGTACTGATCACCACCATAAACTTTCAATTTTTGCTGGACTTTTTGGCCTTTAAAATCACCATCCTGTAGTATCCACTCAATATTCAGGTATTTAAATCCTGAATCTTTGTAGACTTGGTTGGTAAAGCTCTCGATTTTAGCGAGAGCCTTTGTGCCATCCGGTATTTGCGTAAACTGTTTTGCAAACGCATCTTCCGCTTTACCTGTTACATCGCCTAACTCAGAATCCCAAAAGCTCATTTTTTTACTCTCCATCATTAAAGTAATTTTCAACTGCACTTTTTACCGAAACTAAATCGTTTGGTATTAAATGCTCCTCGAACATACCCATAGGGCTTTTTGCTAAGAACTCACCATCATATTGCGTTTGAAACTTATACTCGCCATCGACCACACGGGAATGTAAAACTGTCGTGAATAAACCCTCGATTGTGATTTTCTCATCGAGCATCTTTCCTATGGTTTTACATTTAGAACGTCCGGTTGAATCGACATCGCTATGCGCCAAAATAAAATTTGTCAGCGTTGGACGCGTACCTAAGCACGCGTTAATCGTTGACCATCCGTGATTTGCAAGTTCTGAAAACTTATCAAATCCTTTCTCGGATACACGGCGCATAAACTCGTAAGCAAGAATGTATTGCCAATCATCAATGACAAGCGTCGTTATTTCTGGACGCTCTTTGTTTATCATTTCAATACATTTCACTACTTGTGCCCAATCGTTTGTTGAGTAGTAATTTCCTGCCTTATTTGTCTTGGTTACAGCATGATAATTTTTCTTAAAAGCCCGAAACGGTAACGGTTTATCTAAAACATTAATGATGAACGTTGTTTTGGGGTCTAGGTTACGCAGGGAAGTAGATTTACCACTTCCCGATTGTCCTATTACTAATACTGTATTACTCATTACAATCTCTCCTTGATAGTGACACTTGCCTTCCCCGGCTTTTTATCAATTAATTCAGCGAGCGCCTCACGTACTTTTTTAGGCGCACTAAGCATATACTTGTCGCAAAGCCCTTTATCAATTGAATAAGATACCGATTCTTTAATCGGGTTAAAATTGTCTGGCAGCGTGATGCTTCCTGATTCGTACAACTTTTTGTTGAGTGCGTAGGTGATTGGTGTTTTAATCTCTACTCTCCACGTATCATATTCGTATGTACGTTGCCCTTCATGATTGTGACTCATGCCCGAGATAATCATGTCGGTTAATTCTTCTTTCCGTAAGGTAAGTTTAGCTAACTGCTTATTTACCTTTTCCAATTCCCTGATGTGTGCCGCTAGACCTTGAAATTCAACAATATTAAAAGCTTGCATATCTGTTTACCTCTTTACTTTGTGTAGTGCGTCGGTATTGACGTGAGATCAGAATATCCCAAGTATTGTGATATGTCAACACTGGTGATACACTATTTTTTAAATATTTATCAAAGGAGGAGGGGAACGGGGTGAAACCTATAGACGTTAAAAACTATTATGGCAGTCAATACAACTTTAGGAAGCTGACAAAAATGTCGGTTTCCACGTTGGGTAATTGGCTGAAATGGGGCTATGTACCCGAGGACGCTCAATACAAGCTTGAGCGATTGACTAAAGGTGAACTAAAGACGGAATGGACGAAAAAAGATGAATCAAGCAGTTAAAGAAGAAATGGCTTTTCTTGAGTTGAAAGCTCAAATAGTGAAATTGATGTTCGATTTTTGTGAAAAATATGCGGTGCCCGGGAAAGACTGCCTTTACCCTCAAGTAGGTCAAATTCTGGTAGACGCATTGTCTGCGTGTTTATCTGAGGCGCAATATCAAATAGAAGGGCACCCAAAATTTACTTCAAAACAGATAGACCATATTTGCTATCAAATCGGGGACTGGTATTTGATGATGAAGCCTTTATTGGAAGGTCAGCACAACTTAGGGCACATGAAGGAAAAACTTAAAACAATGATTTGTGGGGACGAAGGATGACCATAACAACTAATATCTATTTTTGTTTGACTTGTAATGAAGGTGGGCTTTTCCCTCAAAAAATTACTCATACCGCAGAATGTAAAGCACCTTATCCTATTGTTGAGGCTAATGTCACTTTTAAAGCGAAACGTAAAGGTTGGAATAAGTTTCTTCATTGGTTTTTTTCACAAAATTGGAGCTATGGCTTATCTTTTATGGGAGGCGTAATAATTAACTCCCTTTTGGTTCCACATTTTAATTTGAGTTTTCCAGCTTCATTGTTGGAATCTTTTGCTGTTGGATGTTTATTAATTGGACTATTGAGGGATAGAAAATGACGAAGGAATACGACAACGTACTGGAAGCTAAACGAAGTGTTAAGGCTCACATTTCTTTTTTTGAATCTCTGCTTAAGCATTTAAACGGAACTGATAAGGTATTACGTGGCCGAGCAGTTTGGGCGGCATGGTGTTTGCATCGGTATATTAATGACAAATTGATAGGCGAGATTCAAGATGCTATTGAGAAGAATACCCCGAAGGAAGGCGAGCATGCTCATTAAATATTTTTTGTGTCGCTTATGGCGCAGGCATAAATGGGAACCGATGGAAATTAAATGGAAAGGCGAGACCATTGGCATTAATACGGAATTCGTAGGTTGTCAAAAATGTGACTTATGGCGTTATGCTAACAGGTAAGCTAAGATAATCCCATGTCAAAGTTTGGGCTTAGACATGGGACTGGCGATGGCCGGTGATAGTTTATCGTGATTGACTAATGCCACGAGAAACTAGGGGTATAGTATCTAGGGATTAGTCAAAAATCAAAGGAGTTTTAATGGACATTGACCTCTATTCAAAGGCGGTTCAATTACTGGAAAAGATAGCCAACTCGGTACATGAGCGCGACCCTAAAAACCCAAATCTTTTATGTTTTAGTACCACCGAGGTACACTTGGTTGAGAAATGGTTAGAGGATTTTATAGAAGAAAATACGAAATGAGAAAGCCCGCAGTTGGACTGACATGCGGGCTTTTTTTTACATAGTAACTAAAGGAATTACACAATGAATGCAAAATTAAGATAGCA